GGCTTGTTGCCCTCATTCCAAGTCTTCCAGACGTGCTGTGGCACATCCTTCTGAATTAGGTATTCAATAGCTTCTTCCTCTGTCATTGCTGGCATTGGCTCTGTCTCATGCAGCAGATAGCCACGAGTGTGCTTCTTGAAGTCAGGCTGCGCTTCGTCTTTAGCCAGTTCCCAGTAGACCCACACAGGCGGCAAGATACCGCCCTGTAAAGCGCAAGCCATCCAGTTAGGGTCAGGCACAAGTATCTTGGCGCACTCATCAATGCTGTCCTCATAGACCACACGATAGTCAGACTGCACACCGTCTAAGTTTTCTTTTGCCCAGCAAAGACGGTCAAACAAGTGTGTGCCTTTAAAATCAGGTGTGTTCATTAGGCAAGGTCTCCGAAAACACTGGAAGAACAATGTGCATTATCGTCATATGAGCCAGTGCCACTATAAATGTTAAAACTATATTGAGATGCACTATTTGGGTGTGAAAATGCTTGGTCGCCAGTGCCACTTTCTGGAGAAATACCAGAAGTTACAGAGTAGTCAGCACTACCCATACTGTTTGTAAAGTTAGGGTCATAAATTCCTGTTGTGCCATCTAAAATGCTGGAAATGTTAAATGAGGCATCGGCTACAGGAGTAGCTATGCTGCTATCGAAATACAAAAAAGCCTTCGCACTACCCTTCACAACATAGTTCGTGGCGATTGACCCTGCGGTGCTGTGTTCCAGCGTATCTGCTACAATTTTACCTGCCATTATGCTAAGTCTCCGTGAATAGTTACCATAGCTATATCTGAATCTACTGTACCAATACCGCCATTGGTATTATTAGCGTATCCTGTCCACACTAATAATTTTGATGTTGTTATATAAGTTGAAGTTTCATCAGCTATATAACCTGAATATCCTAATATACGACTTGCCATATCATGTGCGGTTACATGAAAACAAAAATCTATGCTTGACATATTGTTGGCAAAATTAACCGTCACTTTGCCTGTATCGGTATCAGCTATTGAACTGACATTTAAATCATCAGCAACTGCAAGCGTAGCGTTATGGTCAGTATATTTTATCCAAGTTTTACACAACCCCTGTTCCAAAGACATAGTAGCACTAGCACCAACCGTCACGGTGATGTCGTTGGCGGTGGTCTTGCCAGTGAGGGTATCTACTTTGATTTCAGACATCAGGCTAGGTCTCCCACAGCAGTAACATTTATTTCACTTACCCCAACATCAGCATCACTGCTTGTATCATATGCGGTTTGAAACATTCTTGATGATGTTTTGCTGAAGCTAACAAAACTAATAATTCTATCTTGTTGACTCGTACCCCCACCGTGTGTTCCTAACTCACAAAAATTTGCATCGCTCATTGCATTTGTCATATCTATTTGTGTATCGTTGGTATTAACATCGGTAAATGAACTGACATTAAAACTATCCTTTTCACTAACGGCTGAAGCTGATGTGTTTTCATAACAAGCCCAACACTTTACCGCTATCTGCTTAGTCAGCGTGACTGGACTGGTGCCATCGCTGGCAGTGATTGTGTCTGCTCTTAACTCGCTCATGCTATCACCAGATTACCGCCGGATGTTACCGTCAGTGTTACCCCTGTTGCTACAGTCAATGGCCCAGCAGCCAGTGCATTTTCGTCTGCATCAATGGTAGTGTTGGTGTCTAGCTGCTTCTGATGCACACGGAATATGTCACCTTCCTTGCCACCATTAACTGTGCCGTTGTCGCCTTTGAACACACCGCCGCCACCGCCAGTGCCTGTGGTAGTGCCAGTAGCTTTGCCTTGAAACACAACGTAGAAATCGTCAGTGGTTGCAATTGTACCAGTCATAGTTAGACCAGTAGAACCAGTAATGGTATATGCTACACCCGGCTCTTGCCGAACATTATTTACAAAAACTTCTACGTCTTGTGGGCTACCTACAGGATGGTCCAAAGTAAATGATGTACCAGAACCACCAGTCAAATCTTGGTATTCAATGCTAGTGGTTGCTACAGCAGGTGTGTTACCAATATATGGCATTAAGTTATCTCCATAATGCTCAAGGTTGTATCAGCACTATCGGCTGTATCCGAAACTACACTAATAATATGTCCGGCTTCCATGATAATCTTATTACCCGCCATGTATTCAAAAGACGATGAAGAAGGAATGGGTATATCTTTTGCTAAAAACACAGTAGAATCAGCAGCCAGTTTAATATCAACTAATATCTGGCTGCTGCTTGTATTAGCAATGGTCAGGCCAATAACAACTGTGGTAGCACCTGTAGGAGCTGCATATACATTCATGGTAGAATTGGCAGCAGTACCAGTACCACTAAATGTTTTTACTTTGAAGGTATTAGCCATGACCTACTCCTTATGCATCTTCAATTAATGCAGCTACAATGCAATTTGCGGCGGCATCACCTGCACTTAATACATCAGCAGCTATTGCATGAATTTCGTCAACTGTAGTATTATTAGGTCTAAAACAAACAGTTTCATTTGCACCTACGTGTATACCTTTTGTATTAGTGTGTGCTGCTGCGTTATTACTTCCGTCAAGAGAAATCATAATACCATCTGCAGAAGACAAATTTTTAACAAGTAAAAACTTTACTTTATCTCCACTTGCAACATCATCGGGTAAAGTATCTTGGTCTACAGCAGTATAATCAACAAATTGTCCAGCAATTAAATTTGCTTCTGTCGTTTGAACCACTGTTTTTTTGTAATACCATTTAGCATTAGCAACATCAGTGTCCGTGGGAGTTACTGTGATTGAGCCGCCTATGGTTTTTGCAATCTCATCAGGCAATACCGTTGCCTGTACGGTTACTGAGGCATCGTTTGCCATGATTTAGTCTCCTTCAATTGAGGCTTATAACACTATAATTATACCACAATTATAATGTTTTGTCAAGCACTTTTTTATCCAAGTGCTATTGCTAATGCGGTAGGGTCATCTTGTGAAAAACCACTAGCCGCTAAATATGCTTTAATCTGAGAAAATGTTGCTTTTACATTTACTGCACCAGAAGCATCATACACAATCATTTCATCTGCATCTTCAATCGGGTCAGTTAAAGCAGTCAAACCATTTATAGCCAGTTCTTCTGTGTTACCTGTTGTGATAACTTTACCAGTTACATTTGGCAGTGTAATATCGTGGTCTGCTGTCGGGTCTGCACTTTTCTTTAATGCAACTCTAAATGTGTCTGTAGAATCTTTAAAGTCAACAGCATTGTCATGCGCAAGCTGTATATCACCACCACTTACTGTAATACCGCCTGTAAATGCCCCGCCAGCAATTTGACCATCTACATACGCTTTAACAGATTGCTGTGTAGCAAGAGCAGTGTCGCTATTTGATGTTAAATCATCTTCATCAAGAATAGATGTAATAGCAGTGGCACCAGAAGCAATCTTTAATTTCTTAATATCAACTGAACCAGTTCCATCAGGACTAATAGTAATGTCACCTGCAGAGCCATCCGCTATGGTTATAGAACCAGAACTTGAACCAGCATTAGTATTTAATATTAAGTCACCCGTGCCATTTGTGGTAATTGTTGCGTTAGCATTATTGTCACCAACACGTACAGTGTCTGCATCTAATTGCACATCTCCTGTTCCGTTAGGTGCTATTACTACATTACCATTCGTATTAGTGCTACTTAGTGTATTAGCATTAAGATTTATATTACCTACAGTAGCACCGCTACCATTTAACTTTAGACGCTCTGCTGCTGCGGCACCAGATGACATAGTTTTAAATACCATGTCAAACTCTTCAGATGTAGGTGTAATTCCAGTTGTTACCGATTCAATTACACCGCCTGTCTCAAGAGTTCCTGCAGCAGTTTCTGTAGAAAACTCAATACCTGTACCAATACCTGCAGCGGGTGTACCACTGCTTTGTGCTTGTAGTTTAAGCACATCAGTTACAGCATTAGTAGTGCTATTTTCTACGTTAAGTGTAACACCTACATCATGTACGTGTGTAAGTGTTACTTCTTCATTTGCACCAAGTTTAATAGCACGACCATCTGTTGTTAAGTTTACATCCGTGCTTACATCAATTTGACCAGTTACGTTTACACCATCTGCATCTGTGTCAAATTTCTTTACATTATCATGGTATAGTTCAACAGCACCATCTTTATCCATAGCAATAAAAGTTTCAGTGTCCGTATCGCTGCGAAGAGTTATGTTATTGCCTTGAATAAACAACTCACCAGTATTGTTTTCAATAATACTGTTTGTACCATTGTGATAAATTTCTAAATCGGGTGTGGTGCTATCACCAAACGTAGCTTTTTCATTATCATCAAGATGTATACCATCCAAAGCAATACTACCAGTAACAGCAATACCTGTTGCGGTTGTAGCAATTCTAGCAACATTATTATAATAAAGTGTAGAGGCTCCATCTTCTACAAATGAAGCCATAAGTTCTGAACCATCTGATTTTTCTAGTTGAACTGCGCTGCCTCGTATAGCAAGCACACCTGCTCCTGTATCTGCAATAATACTGTTACCACCTACGCCAGAAGAAGGGTCGTGATAAATTTGTAAGTCACCGTCATCACCAAAAGTAGCTTTAGCGTTGTCAGCAAACTCTAGTGCGTTGTCGCTTGCATCAAATATAACATTATACGCAGCACCTGTAAGTGTTACATCACCTGTTGTTGTCGCATTTACAAGATTAGCTGTACCAGCTAGGTACATATCTTTAAACTTGAGACTCGTAGTTCCTATATCAAGTGTGTTGTTTGTTTTAGGTTTAATATCGGTGGTGCTTGCTACAAAGTCTTGGGCAGGTCCAAGCACAGTAACTGGACCACCTTCTCCTGATGTACCATCATGCGAGTGTCCTGTGCTACTGTTAAACGCAGCTTCAATGGCATCATATTCACCATCGAAGTCGGCGGCGTTAATAATGTTACCATCAGCAATATTGTTAATGGTATCGTTTCTAGTATAGCCTGTTCCCATAGTTTTTACCTTCTATCGTTTAATCCATATTCAACCGTTAGCGCATCAATTGAATATGGTGGGTTAGAATCATTTGATTCAAATTGAAATGACACTGTAAATCCTGAACCAACAACTTGTGTCTGAAACAGTTTAAGTAGCTTTGTACCAAACCGTGTGATGCCAAACGTACCTGTTCCAAAAAATCCTACTGTACCCTGTGTGTTTTGAATACTGATAGGTGCTGGTTGAATAGTACCCTGACTATCAAAGTCTAACTTCAAACTTACATCAAATGCCACACTACCTTGCGGGTCAGTATACAAAAACAGTTTGTAAAATGTCTTACGTCTACGTGGGTCACTAATAGGCAGATGCGGTGTAGCAAATGTTGTTTGAATATTAATACCGTCAAACGAGTTGCCACTTTCCATCTGATACAAGTAGCCATCGTTGTTTGCAAACAGCACAACTTCTACATTTTGATTGTAGTCACTATCTGCTACGTAAGCCCGTATGCCT